AGTAGAACTCTGTGCAAAGTATGGTGCAGATGTAGTCACAATTCCTCCAATTGTCTTCTGGTCAATGTATAAGAACATTATGACTGAGAAGGGGTTAGAGCAATTTGATAAGGATTGGAAAGAAGTTATTAAGAGCAAAGAATGAAAAAGGAACAGCAATGTTGGCACTTCATAATGTCTTCATTTGCTAGGACTTATGGAGTTGAAAGAACTAAAGCAGAACAAAAATTTCATGAGATTGCACTTCAATGGTGTGACGATAATGATTATACTTGTAATGTACATCTTGATAGTTTAGTAAAAGTAGATGCTTATTTCAGAAACATATATGAAAACTGGGAGAATTAAATGAAAGTAGGAATGATTGGTTTAGGTCGAATGGGAGAAGGAATGTCTCGTCGTATGATGAAGGCAGGAATTGAAGTCTGGGGTTATAGGAGAAACTTAGATAAGGCAAATGAATCTTTTGAACGGGGGTATATTTCTGGATATGCTGCCGATATTGAAACTCTTGTCGAAGTAGTTAAAAGAAATAATCAACCAGGAATTTTCCAGATGGTAGTTCCTGCCGAAACAGTAGAGGAGACGATCAATGAGTTACTACGATGTTGTGGTGAAGGAGATATTATTATTGATCATGGCAATAGCAATTTTAAAGACAGTCGGAAAAGAGCAGAACGTCTGGCAAAACTTGGTATCCAATATATTGATTGTGGCACTAGCGGTGGTGTTTACGGCCTGGATCGTGGATACTGTCTTATGGTTGGCGGTGGAGATACTGCAGTCGCCACTTGTTCGCGCATTTTTAATGCCCTTGCCCCAGGAGTCGGTGCTGCCCCAAGGACTGAGTTTGACTCACCTGTAACCTCTGCAGAGTACGGTTGGTTGCATTGTGGTGGACCAGGCGCAGGACACTTTGTAAAGATGGTGCATAATGGTATTGAATATGGTATTATGCAAGCATATGCCGAAGGATTCAATATTATTAAGAATGCTAACAACGGAGCACAGTATGTCAGAGAAGGAGACGCAGAGGTTGCCCCAATGGCAGACCCAGAAAGTTATTGTTATGATATTGATGTTGCTGAGGTTGCTGAGCTGTGGCGTCGTGGTAGCGTTGTTGGTAGCTGGTTACTTGACCTTACTGCTGATGTGCTACGCAGGGATGGTAATCTTAAACAGTTCTCTGGAGGTGTATCCGACAGCGGTGAGGGTCGTTGGACTGTTTCTGCCGCTGTGGATCTGGGGGTTCCCGCTCCTGTCATTACTACTGCCTTATTTGAAAGATTTAACTCACGCAATCTCGGATCATTCGGAGCAAAAATCTTGAACGGAATGCGTTATATGTTTGGAGGGCATCTGACAAGATAAAATGATTAAAATATTTGCCCATTGGTTGTCTAATCATTCATACATTATGATTATTATTAGTGGATTTATTACTGCACCTTTTACTTATTTTGCAATTGACAGTTTGAAAAATCCTGAAAGATATGATCACAAATAACTTTTTACATACTTAATTTTTTGACCACTTTTCATAAATACTTAATGTTGAGTCAAGAGTATTATAATGATATGCCCCATTATAAAGAGGATTAAAAAAATTATGGCCGACTTCACTTCCCGCGTTAAAAGACTATTTGAACTTCTCACTGTAGGTAGAGAAGAACTTCTTGCAGAAAATGCAGATCTTAAAGGTAGACTTGCTGCTGCTTTAGCAAATGATGCTGCTGATGCAGAAACCGTTGCTGCTGCTGAAGCTGCTGCTGCAGAGGCAGTTGCTGCTGCTACTGCTGCTGTTGCTGAGACCGAAAGACTCGTAGCACTCGTGGAGGCAGACACCGCTGAGGATGCTGCTCTGGAAGAACTCCTAAGCACTCTGGAAGCGTCTGTAGCACCCGCTGCAGAGGCACCTGAGGCACCTGTAGAAGTTGCTCCTGAGGCACCCGCTGAGGTTCCTGCAGAGGCACCTGTAGAGGTTGTAGAAGCACCCGCAGAAGAACCTGCCGCTGAATGATTGACTTTATAAAACTTATCTAATATACTGGGGGTCTTCGGATCCCCCTTTTTTATATGATTACTTCAACTACGCCATATAAACTTGCCGAGATTATTATGGATACTTGGCCGAATCTTTATCGACCACCAAAAGATTATAAACCTCCCTCTCAGAATACTTATTATGAAAAAAGTAGCAATTTTTGGATCAGCAAGAACTAAACCAGATACAAATCTCTACAAAGCAGTAGAAAAATTAGGTAAAACAATCGCAGATAATGGTTGGGTTGTTGTAACGGGTGGTGGTCCGGGAGCAATGGAAGCCGCAAATAAAGGAGCATTATCTGCAAGAAAAGATGATGAAACCGTATGCTCTATTGCTCAGGCAATCTATCTTCCTTTTGAAAATGGAGTAAACCCATATGTTCAAGAGTATGAGCAACACGAAACTTTTTATTCAAGACTTAAGACCTTTTCTGATTGTGATGCTTTTATTGTAACCCCAGGAGGTATTGGAACACTTTTGGAGATGGCACTCATCTATCAATTAATACAAGCACAGCATATGGATAAGAAACCAGTAATCTGTGTAGGTAGAATGTGGAGAACATTAAAAACATGGATTCAAGATGAAATGCTTGATAATGGTTTCTTAAATACTGAAGAGATAAAACTTATCCATTATGTGGATAGATTCTCTGAAGCAACTCACTTACTTAAAGGTCTATTAAATGATTAATACTTATTTTATTATAAATCTCAATACTGGGCAAAAAATTGCAGAATCTGGTTCTTTGGAAGATGCTAAAATGATGGTAAATTTAGATCCTGCAAATAGAGGATATAGAAAAAATACCTTACTTCTTGATCAAGTTATTGATATAACATCTACAATTGATAAACAATTGCCGGGTCAACAAGGACTGCCTGCAGGAGAAGTAAAGCAACTTAACCCTTATCAGAAAAGAATTTCTGAAGGTCAACAACAACCTGTAAAAATCTAATGGAAAATGTAAATTGGTTTAATGTTCTTTTTGATCTTTATATTATTTGGTTAGGGTTTAATTATGGTAGAAATAAATCTAATGAATCATAAAACCTCAAAGAAACTCTAAATATTTTAGGTATACAATATAAGAATGCCACTTTACTCCACTTCAGACGAACTCTTGTATAATCTGGAAGCAACTACAAGTTCAGAGGCAAGAAAGAAATGGAAACAGTCTATTAAAGAAAAATGGAATAATCAATGTGCATATTGTGGATCTGAAGAAAATTTAACATTAGATCATATAACACCAAGATCTAAAGGTGGAAGAGATCGATTAACAAATATATTATGTGCCTGTAATGAGTGTAATAAATCAAAAGGTCATCAATTGTGGTCTGACTGGTTTTTACAGCAACCCTTCTTTACAACCGATAAATTATCTGCTATCATTGAATGGCAAAAGCAAATCACTGAAAACGAATACTACGTCTATCGTCCACGAGGAACTAAGAGGTATTGATAAAAATCCCTCCCTTTAAAACTATCACTATAATACTATTATGAAATTTACTGTCTACTCTAAAAATGGTTGCCCCTTTTGCTCTAAAATAGAACAAGTATTGCAACTTTCAAAATTGGAGCATAAGATTTATAAACTTAATGAGGATTTTACCAGAGATCAATTTTATGCTGAATTTGGGCAAGGTTCTACTTTTCCTCAGGTAATTCTGAATGATACTGAACATCTTGGGGGATGTACTGATACTGTCAAATACCTACAAGAAAGTAATATTATCTAAATGAACGCAATTTTCAATGAAGTCCAATATGATGTAGAAAGGGCAATTGATTACGCCTTTCAGGGAAAATTTGTTTTAAATTTTTATGAATATTTGAAAATCAAAGGTGCAATTAAACAAGTAGTTGAAGATTTTCTTGAAAGTAAAACAGTCGATAATCTTAATGAAGTGGTGAATGATTTGGAAACATACTTAGAAGGTGGTTCTGACGATCAACATAAACAACTTCGTGAAGCATACGGTTATCTTTCAAAACCACAAGCGAGAAAAATTAAAGATTATTTGAATAACATTTTAGAAGATGCGCGAAAATATAATTATGACAAACGAAAAGGAAGGCGCAAAAAGCAAACTAAATAATTCTGAAGATCTCCAAATTAATCGGGGATTTGAATTGATGCTAAGACATAATAGTAGGAGGGAGAAACCATCGGAACCAAAAACATTTCAACTTCGTTTTGGTAAGATGTTATCTCTCCTAAACAGAGAGATACATTTTCAAATTGATTTTTTATTTGATATGAAAAAAAAGTAACTCTCGGGAGAAAACAATGGAACTATCAGTTATTTTGACATTCACAACTCTATTTTGTGTAATGTTCTTGTTTATCGGTCTGATTGGTGGGTGGATATTTAAACAATATCAAGTAGAAAGAATTTATGGTATTCGTAATATTCATCCAGAATTTTTTGACAGCAATGGCAATATAGTTCCAGATGAAGTTTTAGCAGTTCGTTTTGAGGAAGGATTCTTTGAGGACGATGAAGAAGAATCTGAAGAAGAAGATTGATTAATAAATAAAACCATACTATACTAATCTGAGTTGTATTAAACATTATGCCCGCAGCAAAAACCGTTGAAAAACCAATCGCAAAACTTCAAGCAAATCCATTTCAATATGAGATTTTGGATCTTGCTTCAAAACAAAGAAGTAATGCAAAAAAAGTAGAGGTGCTAAAAGAGTATCGTAATGATGCTCTGGTATCTCTTTTTATTTGGAACTTTGATGAGAGTGTAATTACCATTCTTCCTCCCGGTGCAGTTCCTTATGCTGATCCAAATGATCAATCTTCAGTAGGAGGTAATCTTACTGACTTTATTGACAGCAAAGCAAAAAATAGTAATCTAAAAAATGGTGCTTATGCAGGAACCGATGAGGTAATGAATAAGCAACATACTTCACTTCGTAATGAATATAAAAATTTCTATCTTTTTATCAAAGGTGGAAATAATGAACTATCTCAAATTCGTAAAGAAACTATCTTTATCAATATGCTTCAAGGACTTCATCCTTTGGAAGCAGAATTGGTTTGCCTCGTAAAAGATAAAAAACTCGCAGATAAATATAAAGTATCTTGGGATAATGTCAAAGAAGCATACCCAGATATTCGTTGGGGAGGTCGTTCATGACAAAAGTTGCGGAGAAAGAAATGGCACAATGGACACCAGAAGAAAAGAAAGAAATTCCTTCTCAATATGGATGTGAACTTTTGTTTGAAAGAACAACTCTGCAACAAATTAAAGATCCGTCTCTTCCCAATGATGCATATATTGTGATTTACCGTGTAAATGATGAAACCTTTATGGATTTGTGTCGCGGAACAAGAGTTAGAATTTTTGATATGTATTATGATAGATTTGGTCCCGGTTCTGTTCAAAAAATTGATTTTGGATATGGAAGGACCAGTCCTAAATTGTGGGGATATAAAGCACCGGAGGGTAAGAAAAAGAAATGAGTGAAGGATTTAATAATAAATTGAAAGTAGTTGTTGATCCAGATAGTGTTGATAAATTACTTAAAGAGTATAAAAAAATAAAAAAATACATGAAATCTTCTTTGTATCAAGTAAAGAAAATTGATGGAACAGAAAAAGTTGTGTCGGAACTTTTAAACGAATATTACGATAATCCAATTGAATAAATGGGTAAGCATTTCTTATTAAACCTCTATGGATGCTCGTCAGTTCTTCTGAACGACGAGCGTTTTCTTATTGATCTCATAGAAAACGCTGCAGTCGCATCAGGGGCAACCGTATTGAAAACAGTATCTCATAAGTTTGACCCCCAAGGAGTTACTGGAATTTGCTTATTGTCTGAGTCTCATATTTCAATCCACACTTGGCCTGAGGAAGGAAAAGCAGCATTAGATGTTTATACCTGCGGATCTGCAAACCCAAAAATTGGTTGCGACATAATCATTGCTCAACTTAATCCTATTGAGTATAAGTTGAACTATATTCAAAGATAAATAATAATGCTCTAATTAGGTCGCACTTTTAGAGAGTGGGTGGAGAAATCCACCCTATTTTATTATAAATATTATTGCGACCTTAATTTAGAAGCAGATGAAAAAATTTTATGTTTATGCTTATTTGAGAAAAAGCAGATATACTCCTTACTATATTGGAAAAGGATGTGGTAGGAGATGTTATGATAAAAAAGGAAAAAAATGCAACCCACCAAAAGATAAGAGTAGAATAATAATTATTAAAGATAACTTATTAGAAGAAGAGGCATTTGATCTTGAAAAAAGATTAATAAGTTTTTGGGGTAGAAAATGTGATGGTGGAATTCTTTTGAACATTTCTCCCGGAGGAAGTGCCCCACCTATTAGTGATGGAAAAAATCTTCTCCCATATAATCAAAAAAGAAAATTTGCAGGAAGTAAGATTCACCCAGCAAAACCAATAACTATTAATGGTGTTACATATCATTCCATAAAACAAGCATCTGAAGTTTTAGATATTAATCATTCAACTTTATCTAAACGAGTTAGAATGGGAAATAAATTAGATGAACCAGTTAAAGAAAAACATAGAATTTTGGTTTTGATTAATGATAATGAATTTACTATAATAGAAGCAGCAAAAATTATGAATATAACTGTAAGTGCCCTTAGAAATAGAATAAGACGAAATCATCCATCAGTTAAATATAAAAGAGTTCAATAGAATACAGTTTAGTATAATTAACTACATTATTGACTAAATATTATAGAGTGTATTATAATACTCTTATCGTTCATCCAGAAAATCTGGACGCAAGTAAGACGACGCGGAACGTAATTCGTTCATTTGCTATTTTAAAATAGTAAACGGAAACGCCGCCTGAAGGAACGGGACTAATCATCTCATTCTGGAGGAAAATTCAATGACTAAAACTGTTTATAGAGGTGTTCCTTACGACACCGAAATTCGTCGCCAGCAACAGCAGACACAGCAACCTCAACAATGCAACGAAACATATCGTGGTGTTAAATTTGTGAAGGAGGTGAAATAATGAAAACTTATTTCGTTCAATACTTGAAGAAAAAAGAAAAAAGTAAAAAATTTTTGAAGATAGCACAAATCAATATGGCGATGAAATCACAAATTGCATAACTTTAAAGGAAAGGGGGGG